CCAGTCTGGGTCTGTTACAGCTTTTTCTGATATATCATTTCTATATACAGTTGAACCATTTGAATAACCAAGACCATTTGCTCTCATCATTTCATCATAATCAGAGCCAGATTTATAGTTTTCTATATACTCAACTTCCTTGTCTGTAAGTATATCTCCATAGGTTTCTATAATCTTTCCTTTACTCCAGTAATTGTTGATAACTATCATATCAGCATCTTCTATCTTCGAGGAATTGCTGTTGCGATAAATATCAACAAGCTGTGGGTCAAGTTTCCTTGCTGCTGGTTCACCATTCTGAAGATAAACCTGATATATTTCTTCACCACATGTTTCAGCATCAATCAGACCACTGTTAAACATGAACTTAAAATCATATTCTCTCCAGTAATGATTAGACAACTGGTTGGCCACAAGTTCATTGCTATCCTGCCAAGTTGTTGTCATATATTTAAGCTCTGATTGAACTTTTGCTTCAAACTCTTCCTGGCTTTGTGAGCTTTCAGCAATAGATTGTTCAATCCTGCTGACCATTTCAGCCTGCTTTGCCTTTTCTATTTCAGATACAGCATTTGGATTGGTTACTATGACACTATAATCAAATGTTCTTCCAGCTTCTTCACCACGAAGAACATTAAGTTTGCTATTTATTATAGGGTAATGCTGAATCTTGTCTGGTACAATATCATCACCAAGATTTGAAGCATTAAGCACAATAGCAAGGTCTGACATATGAATCTTGTTGTTCACAAGGTCATAGTTTATCTTCTTGTGAAGCATAGAATTCCTTACCTTTGTATCGGTAAAGTAGTTCTTGCTTGCACCCCATTCTACACATTGTGCTCCCCACATCTTGGTTTTCTTTCTCCATCCAACCTTTTGGCTCGGAAAACCGCCCTGTATATTGACACTATCAAGTAGCATAAATAATTATTTATGATAATATTACCAGCAAATCTAAACAAAATAAGTTATAAACTCAAATGCATAAACAAATTATTAAGTATTGATTTGTTGTAAATTAAATTATAATTATTAATCTTTTCCCCTATTAAGTATTCTTGTAAAGAATGGGTCAAAAGCAAGCTGGCTTGCAGAGGTTTCATGCTCTTCTGTTACATCACCACCAGCAGCTATTCTAAATTGTTCTCTATATAGCATTAAAAGCCCAAAACTTCTCACGCGGTCAAAATTCTCATAATTATTATACCTTATAAGCTCCATTATTAGTGCCCTGTTCCTTAATGAAAATAGTTTTTTTCTTGTTGTCTCAACTTCTTCGCCATTTTCATTTTTCTTTATAATAGTTTCTGGCTGTATGAGCCACTCTCTTGTAAGGTCATCAGCATAGTTGTTTACAGCTTTTATTGCCCTAACACCCTTCATTGTATTACCAATTGTTCCAAGCTTAAGCAACTCTTTATCTTGAAGATATTCTGGCGTATCTGCGAGCATATATAGACAACCCAACTTGCTAAAGTATGAGAAAGTTCCCTTCAAGTTGTTCTCATATAGAAGTTTGCAGTTATAGAATATACATAACAGTCTTGATACCTCATAATTTTGTTCTGCATATTCTTTTCTGCCAGTATATTCAGCAACAACATTATCAGTAAACAAATCCATTACAAATGTTGAATATAGTGATGTTGAATCGGTTGTTGCATCTTGGTCGATAGGGTCATTCGACGCGATATATCTACCAGCGGGCACTCTACCATTACTATCTTTCTGTGGCATACAGAATATCTCCAGAGCACCTTTTGTCATATTGTTTTCTATTGGATATATCCTGATTGGCTGGTCTGCTGTTGCCCTAAACACAACCTCACCATCACCGTTTTCTACAAGCTCTCCAACATAAACATCATCATACTCACTACTGTTTACATCAAGCTCATTAAGTCTTTGATTGAGCTCATTTACAGGGAACTTGTTACCTTTTGATTTAAGCAGGGCTTCCTGTGGTGTAATTGGTCTTTCTGCTATACTTCTTGTAATTGTATTCAGGTCTGTTGTGTTATACTTCACTCTATATCTATCAAGAAGTATTTCAACTAAAGCCTTTGTTACATCAGAGTTTCCATTCCCATCATAACAACCCTTCCTGTTTATATATTCAGGAAAGAAGAATGTTATTTGTTTTCTACCCTCTCCGGGTTTGTCATATACATTTGGGAGCGCGTACATATAATAACCCTTTGGGTTGTATATTATCTCTGTTGCCTGATTAAAGTCTGACTGTTTCTCACCAGATGTACCTATCAGATATACTGTTCCGAAAGCATATTTACCCTCCCTTACAGATGGTAGCAATATATTATATATTTCCCTTATGTTACTAAAGCTTCCAAACTCCTCTCCTATAACAAAGTTCAGTCGTTTACCCCTTATCTTTCCAACATCATCCTTTACAGCAACACCACTGGCTTCATTAAGCGTTCCCTCCCTTGCTCCAGTATCAAGATTTTTCCAGCCCATTATCCAGTTCATATCCTGAAGACTGTTTTTTAGTAACAGGTGTGGAAATTGTGTGTGTGTTGCTATAAAGTCAAGCGATGCTTGAAACTTATTGAGTATGCCATCATTTGTAAGGTATTCTTTGCTATAAGCCATAGCCATAACCTTAACAGCCCTGTTGATTTCATCACTTTCACCAAGCGTGAAATATTTGGACATTATAGCTGCCATACTCAGTGATTTGGTCTTGCCTCTGGCAGATATTTCAGCACCATTGAGACCACCCTCCCAGTTGAATAATCCACCATGTTGAGCCTGCTCTATATAGTGATATCTCAGATAATTACCATCCCAAACCTCCGGGAAGTCAATCACCCTTTTTCCTTTATTGCTACCAACAACTGTCTTTGTTTGTGCTATTGGGAAGTAGTTGAGAAAATAATTCATATTACCAGTCACCCACTCACCATCAGTTTCTCTTACATAACCTTCTCTACATCTTCTAACCTCTTCTATAATCCACTTACCATAAGCACTGTTTGGATTACCATTTGGTTTAAGGTCTGTAAGCCTACCTGTTTTTTGAAAGTGTATTGCAACCGGTCTAAAGTAATCCATATCCTCAAGTATATGAGGTTTGGTTACATCGACTATAATCCTACCATTATTATCTCTCTGCAAATCACAAGCTCTTGGCCTGTCTGGTGATACCAACCACTTAATAAAAGGAATAGAGAGGCACTCATAGAATTCCTCTCTAACCTCATCTGGCAAACTATCTAAATGTAATGCTTCTTCTGATGTCTGATATTTATTAAACTGCATTTTTTCCGACCTCCATAAAGTATGCAAACATGCTATCAAATACCCTATCCCACATATTTTCAATATTCTTTCCTGATACAGATATTGTATTGATTAGTTCTTTATTGTTGTTTGCATCCTTTCTATATATTTCAACTTCTATCTTATGATTACCAGCATATGTTTTGTACCTTGGTATTACCTCGCAAGTATATTCAGACCTTGCTTTGAGCCAATTACTAAACAGTCTTTCAAGTTCAAATAAATCAAGCATAACTAAAATCCAGCCTCATAAGCATGAGCTTGCTCTTCACCACCCCTAATTCTACCTTGTTCTGTAATTTCCGCGTTAACAATCTTCTCTGTTTCTATAAGCTTCTTTGCAAGTTGTGGTATCTTATCCGTTGCTTGAACTATTTGTGAAACATTGTATACTTGCCTACCCTTATCATCAACTTCATACAGATTTACATTTTCAAGAAATTCCCCAATCTTTGCAATAGACTTCCTCATACTATCGAGTAGTTTCTGTGATGTGGTTGTTGTTACTCTTACATATGTATCTATTGCTTTTCGTATCTCTGGAGTTATTTTAAAGCTATCATCAAGTCCCTCTTGTTTTATAACCTCACTAAGCCTTTCATCCTCATCAAATATATCAGCATATGTACTTCTTGGGTCATAACAGAAGTATATTACAGACAAAATCTCCATAAACTTTTCTTTGTTTTTTGATTTGTCTGCATTAAATAACTTCCTGAAATCTTTTAGCAAGAAGATTTCATCAGCTGGCTGAACTTGATAATTTTCGTACTTTATTAACTTCATAATAAGAGTATTAAGCCCACATTTC